AAGTTTCTTCAGGAAGGCACCGTGACGGTTTGTGCGGTCTTCGCCCTCTCGCAAGCACTCGTCATCAACGACACCATCCTCATGATGGTGATCCCGGTCGGCGCGACGGTGGTCGATGCGATTATCTCTTCGGACACCCCGCTCGACACCAATGCGGCTTCCACCTTGTCGTTTCAGGTCGGAGATGCCGTCTTGGCGACCCGCTATATCGGCACCCATGTGCAGGGCAACAACCAGCCGATGGCGCCGTACAATCTCGATCAGGCGAGCGGCCATCAGTATGTGATCACCCCGACCACAAACCAGATCATCGTCAAGGTTCAGGCCGCGCCCGCGACACCGGCAGTCACCGGCAATCTGCGTCTCACGATGCAGTACAGCATGGATCCGTGAGCAAAGGAGGCTTTCGCGTAACCCCCCATCTGACCCCGCTTGGAGGGCGATCTTCATCGGTCGCCCTTCCTTGTTGATGCCATGAAGATCGCTATCGGCACGCCCTGCCTCGATCAGGTGCAGACAGACTTCGCCCGCTCGCTCGCGGGGCTTTGTTATTCCATCGGTCGGACTGGTGTCGGGTTCACGCTGCTGACGCCGCGCGGACTTCAGATCGCCGATGCGCGCAACGAGATCGCGCGCGCTGCTGTCGGACTTGGTGCCTCGCATCTCCTGTTCCTCGACAGCGACATGATGGTGCCGCCGGATGTGGCGCACCGCCTGCTGGGACATGGCAAGCCGATCTGCGGCGCGTACGGCGTCAAGCGGCGCTTTCCGATTGAGCGTTGCGGCGAGCCATTGGAGAAGTGGGCCGACAGCGGTCTCTTCGAAATGAAATCGATGGGCATGGCTGTCTGCCTCATCAATACGGAAGTCTTCAAGAAGCTGACGCCGCCGTACTTCGTCTGGGGCGAGGCCTCGGAGGACATCGGCTTCTGCACCAAGGCGCGCAATGCCGGTCTGAAGATTTGGTGCGATGCCGATCTCTCCAAGGAGATCGGCCATATCGGCATTCACATCTACCAAGAAGGAGCAAACCCATGGCCAGAAACGGCAATGGCGACCGCAGCAACGAAAGCGGCAACGGCCCCGGCTTCCACGCTCGCAAGGGCGGCAGAAGCGGCAAGCTGAACGACAAGACGCATACGACGGGCACGACGCGTCCGCATGGCGAGACGCATGGTCCCGGCGAAATGATGGGCGCAGGACAGGTCAGGATGGCGGGACACATCTACGAGAACCCGCAGGCCAAGAGGACGAAGATGCGTCCTGCCGCAGGCAAATTCGAGGGTGGCGAGAACAGCTACAAGCCGCCCAAGATGGACGTCTACGACGAAGAGTGAGCCGTGGCCCTCGGTTCGACTCTCGGCGACATGAAGAACCGCATTGCGGACGAACTGGGAGGGAGGAGCGATCTTCTCTCTCCCAGCGCTGGCATGGGCGACTCGCCGATCCATCTGGCGATCTACGACGCCATCATGCAGTGGGAGAACGACCGCTTCTGGTTCAACGAATACAGGACCACGAATGCGTTCAACTGCGTCGTCGGGCAGGAATGGTACACGGCACTCGACTGGGCCGACATCGCCACCATCAAGCACATCGACAAACTCTCGGTCCTGATCAGCGGCAATCGCTACTTCATGACGCCGCGCACCGAAGAGTACATGGAGAACCTCTCCATCAATCCCTCGTGGAGCGGCCAGCCGGTCGATTACAGCTACTACAATTTCAAGCTGCGTTTTTATCCGATCCCGAACGGGAATTATCCGGTCAACGTCCTCGGCACGCGTTACTACGCGCCGCTTGCCACCGACAACGACAGCAATGTCTGGACCACGGTCGGCGAGCGGCTGATCCGCGCCACCGCCAAGCTCTATCTCTACCGCGACACCTTGCAGGACGATGACCGCGCGCAATCGATGGCGAACGCGATGAATTTCGAGAAATCGCGCCTGTCCAGCGAGACGCAGAACCGCACGCCGCAGACACGCTTCAGGGCGGTGAACTTCTGATGCCGAAAGCGCTGCAGCCCGTAACGGTCGGGATCAAGGAATATTGTCCAGATCAACCGGAGTTTGGCAGCGAAGTCGCCAACTACGTCATGAACGTCTCGCCGCGCGGCAAGGCTTCGTATGGACCGTTTCCAGACTTCCAGACCTATGCGACCGGCTCGTTGCCATTGCGCCCGCAAGGCGCCTATGGCGGTGCCGATCCCTTCGGCAATGTCAGCGTCTTCGCCGCGACCGCGACCGATCTCTATCAGGTGGCGGCGGGCACCACGACGGCGACCAACGTCAGCAAAGCGCCGGGGGCCTACAATTGCCCGTCCGACGCCATCTGGTCGTTCGCGTTGTTCAATGCGCGCGTGCTGGCGGCGAACATCTCCGATCCGATCCAGAGCTTCGTCCTCGGCACCAGCACGAACTTTGCCGATCTCTCTGCTGCCGCGCCCAAGGCGCGCTTCATCACCACCGCCAAGAATTTCCTGATCGCCGCCAATACTTACGATCCCATCGGCGGGCCCGCGCCGTGGCGCGTCTGGTGGTCGGCACTCGGCGATCCGACCAATTGGCCGACGCCCGGCACGCCAGCCGCTGCAGCAGTGCAGTCCGACTACAACGACACGGTCGGCGAAGGCGGCATGATCACCGGCATCGTCGGCAATCTCGGCACGGCAGATGCCGCGATCTTCTTCCAGCATGCGGTGTGGCGGATGGTCTATGTCGGCCCGCCCGCGATCTTCAATTTCATCCCGGCTGAAGGCGTGCGCGGCACCGATGCGCCCGGCTCCATCGCGCAGCTGGGCTCCGTCGTCTTCTATCTCGGCGAAGACGGCTTCTACATGTTCGACGGAACCCAGAGCGTGCCGATTGGCGCGGAGAAGGTAGATCGCACGTTCCTTGCCGATCTTCTGCCGCAAGGCCAGCGCCGCATCACTTCGGCCATCGATCCGATCCGCAAGCTCTATGTCGTGTCGTATCCCAGCGTCAATTCGACCAACGTCAATCCCGACACGCTGCTGATCTACAACTGGATCACGCAGCGCTGGGCGAAGGCGATGATGAACGTCGATATGCTCTTCCGCGCCTTCACCTTTGGCTATTCGCTCGACGGGCTGGATACGATCACGACCAGCATCGACACCCTGCCGTTCTCGCTGGACTCGAGCGTGTGGACGGCTGGCTCGCTGCAGCTGGGTGCGTTCAAGAACAATACGCTCGGTTATCTCACCGGCCCGAACCTCGCTGCGTCGGTGGAGACCGATGAAGTCGAACCGTTGCCGGGACAGCGAAGTTTCGTCGCCAATACGCGGCCACTGGTCGATCCGGTGCGCGGCGGTGTCGATATCAGCAATGCGGCGATCACCGTCGATATCTACGGACGCGAGACCTTGGAGAGCATGCCGATCAAGAAGGCGACCGGCGCATTGAACAGCCTCGGCTGGGCCCCGCTGCGCTGTTCTGGCCGCTATGTCCGCGCACGGATCAATATTCCGTACGGCACGAACTTCGATCATCTGCAGGGAACCGAAGTCCACTTCCGGCCTATCGGGCAGAGATGACCAGCAACAGCAATCCGGCCTACCAAGGCGTTGCGCCTTGGATCCACGACGAGAAGCAGCATCGCCGCGACATGGCGCGCACCATCAACGCGCTTCTGATCGGCAAGCTCAACGTCACGCTCGACGTGACGCTCAATCGAAGCGCGACATCGACCACGATTACCGATGCACGCATCGGCATCACCACTGCGGTGATCCCGGCAGTGGCACTGACTTCGGATGCCGCCCAGATCATCGACAAGGGCATCTGGGTGGACACGATCCAATCCGGCTCGGCGGTCGTCCATCACGTATCCGCGCCGCAGTCGGACCTGACCATTCGCTTCGTCTTCATCGGATAGGAGGGCCTTATGGCCAATACGAACATCGTCGCGAAAAGGCGGCGCAACAATCGTGGCGAGCCGGGCCACGGCAAGGTCGGCAAGCAAGACAGGAAGGTCATCGCGCAAGCCGCGATCAATCGCAAAGCCAAGCCCTTGAAAGACGGCGTCAGCAAGGGCGTGGCC